TCAATTTTGACCGTAAGGTTTCCCTGGTTGGAGAATGCCAGCAGCCCGTAGAATGTGTACACAAAGTCCGGCATGGCCTCCTTGCTCGGGATTTCAATGCCGATGTCCGTATCCGTCTGGAACAGGGCGATCATTTGATCTTCTTCCTCGTCCAGTCTCGCCCATACGCCGAACTGGTTGAGGTTGTACCCCACCGCAGCCTGTGCCGTCACTTGCAGTTTGAGCCTCTGGCCCTTTTCTGCCGGTGTGTTGGACACGATGCTCACCGTCTGCTTTTCGTTCACAAGAGCCGACTGCGCCAGCATGGCGGTCTGCTCCACTCGCCCTTGCCCCGCCGCCGCTCTGGTGATGTGCAGGTTCTTCCCCTCCACCCACCGGGTCAGCAGGTCGTTTCCGTTGTTCGTGATTACGCCTAACCAGGCCATGTTTTATCCTCCTGTTCTCTCGGTTGTCCCGAAGTCGATGATTACCGCTCCTACGCAGGCCGCCAGGGCGTGTGCCGTGGCCGTCCCTGTTTTGGTGTCCGGGCTTGGGTTCACCCGGATGGTGGTGCAGCTCTCCACGAACTCAGCGCCTACATAGGCCGCCATTCCGTAAGCTGTCGCCACGCCGCCCGCATCGTAGTATTCCACCTCCTCCAAGTGGGAGCTGAACCGCTTTGCCGCCGCAAGCCGCCGTTCGATCTCCCGGAGCGACATCGCTTCAAATTCCTCCCGTTCCTCCACCGTGACGATGTTCACCCGCAGCCGGAACCTCCCGTGCGTCCCGCCGTACTCAAACCATTCCTCCAGGGTTGAACCCGGATAGATAGCGTCCGCCTGCGCCCGGACTGCGCCCACTGTGCCCATCGTCCGCCGAATGGTCAATGCTGTTTTAACGATGCGCCGTTTCCGGTCGATGTCGTACCCGGTGTCATACCAGTCGATTTTCCAGTTGACCGCCAGGGCGTCAAGCACTGGCTCCGCCACGCTGTCGATGGCGGTATAGATTTGGCTTCCGTCGATATAATCCATGGTCTTTTTGTGCAGCACGGCAGCGGCCATGGACAGCGCCTTGACCCACGGCTGTTCCCGCACGATACGCGGCAGGCCGTCTATGATCTGCGCATCTCTCAGGCTTTTAATCATCCTCCAGCCCTCCGTAGGTCGCCGTCACACCGGTGCATTTCGGCAGCATCATGGTCTGCACGGCCACATCCGCCGGGGCCGTCAGCTTCACCCGCTTTGCCCCCGCCGCCCGCAGGCGGGCGATCAGCTCCGTCGGGTTGATGTCCCGCCCAAGTTTCCGCTGCCATGTCTGGAAGTCCTTGACCGCCGCCGTTACCTTGCTCTGGATTTCACTTGCGCTTCTCTGGTTGCTCTCTGCAATCCAATAGGTGAACGATATGGTATAGTCCACCTCCTCCGGTGCGAGGCAGCTTACATGGTCACACAGCGGGCGAATGGTCTCGTCGTCCATGTGTTCCGCCATACCCGCAAGCTCCGTCGGGTTCGGAAGCCGAAGCCCTGTTTCATCCTCGATCACGAAGTAGATATTCACCTCGTCCGGCTGTGGGCTTACGATGCGGACATCCGCCACATCCCCACGCCATTCCCGCGCATAGTATTCATAGGCGTCCCGCGGCCCGGCGCAGCTATAAACGCTCGGCGCAAGGTAGATGCGCCGGGTCAGGCTGTCGTCGTCCTCGGTGTCCAGTCCGCCCGTACTCGGCGTTGTGTTGCTCACGCCGGAAATGTACGGAATGGGGTCTACCAGTATTTTGATTGCACCCGAAAGGATGCCGCTGCTCTCCGCTCCGGCTTCCTCAGCTTGCACCACAACATCCGCATAGCCCTCGCCCGCCTTGATCTCGGCGTACTCCAGGCTGTTGAAATACTTCCCGTCCTCGGTTTTCACCCGCGTTCCCGCCGGGATAGCAACAACGACGCTCCTCGGCTCCTCCAGGCTGAACCGCACAGAGGCCGTGGCCCGTTCCGGTGCTTTCCTGGTCAGCCCCACCAGCGCCGCCAGCGCATCCAAGGCGCTCCCGGTGCTGGTTTTCAGCATTTCCATTCTGCCCTTTGCGTCCGCATACTGCATGGTCTGATATTCCATCGCGCAGAACGCTTTAATCAGCAGGTTCACCGTGTCGGCGTCCCCGATCTCCGGGTCTCTCCCGGTCAGCTCCCGGTAATATCCGGCGTACAGTTCCCGCATTTGATCTTCCGTCTCCTGCAAGGTCATGTTCTCGATGAAGTTCAGCTCCGGGCAGTTCTCCAGCTCGATGATATTAGACAATTTCGATCACCACCTTTGGGGTCATAGTTCCGTCCTGCGCCTTTCCGCCCGTCCATTCCACGCGGGCCACCTTTGCCCGCGGCTCATACCGTTCGGTTTTGCGCACATATTCTGCAACCAGGAGAACTTGCGCATTCTCCTGTGGGTAGTCGATGATGCTGCCGTCAATTCCAAACTCCCGGTCAAGCGCCTGCTCCCCGGCCACAGTCCCATACAGCACTTGCAGGTTTCGATATACCTCCCGCGCCGTGCTGTCGTCCACCTTGCCCGGCAGTATCTCGATCACAGCATTTTCCGTGTTAAGCATAGCGCCCTCCTTACAGGTATTCTTCGATGGTCAGCGTCACTTTGCACTCCACCATCGCCCCCCGGTGCAGCACTACGGCCCACTCGTCGCTGATGTCGGTGATTTTGAACGGATACGGCGAAAGGGGCGAGCCGCCGATAATGAACCAGTCCGCCACATCCTGCTCTGCCGCGCGTTGCAGGCGTCGCAGTGTGCTTCTCGGGTTCACGCCGTCCTGTGCCCGAAGCAGCAGGTCATACGAATATTTCCGCAGCTTGGGCGCAATCCACTGGCTCCTTGCCCTCGCCCCGGTTCGGTTGTGGGTTGCCCACTCGCTTCCGCCCTGTCCTTTCAGGCCGCTCGGTGTCAGGATGCGCCGGTCGCTCACCGTGAATGACACCCCCATATAGCTCCCCAGCGCCATGTGCGATCTCCTCCTTACTTTGGCGGTGTAGTCCCGCCGCCCAGGCTGTCCTCGTGCGTGTGGTTGACAAGGCTTTTCCCTTGTATGACAATATCGCCCGCCGATGCCTCCGCCTTGATCTCCGGGGCCGACAGGTTGATTTTGCTCGGACTGGTCACGGTCACATCCCCCGCCTCTGTCACGGTGATTACCGCTCCGTTCAGCGCGATCTTTGCCTCGCCGCCCGACACTTCGACTTCCACGCCCTTTGTCACCGTCAGCGTGTACTTTCCTCCGGCGGACACGCTCAGTTCCCCCGCCGCCTCAATGCTCGCAAAGCTCCCGGCCTCGATGCTCACCGATGTTCCCGCCACAAGGCCGACGCCCGTTTTCGCATTCAGGCTGATGCTGGCCGAGCTGCTTTTGGCCTGGAATTGCCCGCCCGCCACCAGGCTGATGGGGCCTTTTGCTTCATCGAAGATTTCTCCGTTGCAGGTACGCCCGGTGCGCTTGTCCACATACTGCGTGTACACGCCCGTATTCTCGTCATACCGGCTGTAAGCCCGTCCCTTTTGGGAGCCGTATTCCTTTCGGTAAAGCCCCTTGAAGCCCTCCGCTGGGCGGTTTGTTTTGTTCCAGACCGTTCCCGTCGTCGTGGCCGCCGCAAGGCCGCTGCTGGTGTGCGCCACGCTGACGATCTGGCCGATCACCGGCATTTTGTATTCGCCGTTGCTGATGGCATTGATCTTCCGCGTCACGCTTTGCCCCCGGTCAAAGTATGTCACTTCATAGGTGCCCGCCTCATAGTCGATGGCGCTCACGCGCCCCGTGCGGTTCGTGCTTGCCACCGGCTATCCCTCCTTTCCCGCGATGCAATAGCTCGCTGGCACCCATCCGGTTACATTCTTTCCTACCGGCAGCTTTCCGCACCGCGCCGCCGTGTTGGTCATGCGGTATCTCCCGTTGATTAAGATGCCATCGTAGAAATAATAGGTTCCGCTCTTGTGGCACGCTGGACTTGCCGATGTGCTTGCCACATAGAAAGGCGCATTTGTCAGCGCCACCGACGCCCCCGCTTCGGCTCCCGCCGCCGAGCTGGCCGCATTGGCCGCCGGGCTTGTGGTGGCGTAGGCGCTGTCGTAATCAACGCCGCTGTCCTCCTCCGGCTCGTGGTACTCGATCTTCCCGCCCACATCCCAGTAGTGGAACGCAGTTCCGATGCCGCTGCACTCGAAATCCGTGGTAAGTCCGCTGGCGCTCACCTTATGCGTCACCTTGTCAACAAAGTATTTTCCGTCCAGCTTTCCGTACCCGGCCAGATTGATGCAGTTTCCCGCACTCACCAGCCAGTCCCCATCTACCCCGAAGCGCAGCCGTACCGTGCCGTGGTTGGCGTTGTTCAGCTCCGCGCACAGTTGGACGCTGGCATCATATACGCTTGTCGCTCTCCGGTTCACGCTCTTTGTGTGTGTCCCTCCGCCCACGCTGCACACGATGTCGATGTCCTTGTCCGCGTCGGTGTAGTTGAAGTACCCACCGGTGTATGTGCCGGACAGGGTGGTGGTATATGCAAAACTGCCCGGCCTGATCTGCGTCCGGTGGAAAGTCTTTACCGCTCGCTTTTCCTTGTACCGCTCCCGGTCATACACCCACAGCCGCCGGGCGTAAACTTTCAGGATAAGGCCGTAGTTTTTGCATAGCTGGTTGTAATAGCCGCTGTCCGTTCCGTCCTGCTCGTCGCACTCGATGTCATAATCGTCTGCATCGTAGGTGAACGCCAGCCCATACCGGCCCGCTATGGTCTCTCCAATTCTCTTGATGCTGGTGTTTTTCCAAATGGTTTCCCGCTCCAGCTCCGAAAAGTCGCTGTCGCTCGGCTTGCTCACGCCGCCGATCTGCAAGGTGGTTGGTGCATCAGAAAAGCTCACATCATCCAACACGAATAACCCGCACTCAATGATGCGCCTGTCTCCCTGCGCCTCCCAGTTGTACCCCCGGATGCGCGGGCGCAGCGTCGCGCCCTTTTCCGGTAGCCAGCCCCGCAGCCACTTTCCATCCTGTGCGTCCAGCGTGATGTCAATGCTGTCGCTGTTGTCTGCCGCGCTGTCGATATAGGTCAGGCTTTCGATTTCTCCGCCTACCTGCCCGGCAAACGGGGCATTGTTGTAGCGCACATCCAGCGCCAGGCTTCTTGCTCTAATCATAGTTCGCCTCATATTTCCACGGCGGCAGCAGTCCATTCCGTTCCTCCTCCAGCGCCGGGGTAGACAGTTCCACCCCGGCTTGGAAGATAAAAGTCTCAATGTGCGCTGCATTCGCCGCCATCAGAACATCGGCATGGTATTCGCTCCCATAGACTTCCTTGGCGATCATGTCCCATGTATCGCCGCTCTTAGTGATGTATGCCATACCGTCCTCCCGTTAATAGGCCGTCCGCGCATTCCGGCGCTGCATCTGGAGATACCACGCCTCAAATCTGGCCTGCGCCTCCGCCAGCGCCTCGTCGATTACGCTGCGGTCTGCGTTCCCTTGAATGGTGATCTGCGGCGCAAAGGTTATGCCTCCGCCGCCGAAGCCGCCCTCCGCCGGGATGTCCGCCAGTTCCACCGGCCTGACGCCCAGCAGCTCACCGGCTTTGGCCCATGTTGCAAGGTTCTCCCGCCGCACAGCTCTCTGGAAGCTGATAACCGCCTCTGTGCCAGCCTCGCCCGCGATGCTCGCGCCGTTGGTAAATCCGCCCCGTGCCAGCATCGGAATTTCCGGGATATTCAGTCCGAATGTTTTTCCGCCCAACCCCGGCACCCAGTCCGGGATGGTGATATTTAGCCCATTGATGCCTGCGATTGCCTTGTTGATAAGCGTTATAACGGCGTTGATCGGGGCTTTGAACAGAGCGCCCAGGGTGTCGAAAATACCTGTGAAAATCGACCGCACACCCTCCCACGCCTGCCGCCAGTTGCCTGAGAACACGCCGGTGATGAATGTGATAACGCCTTCAAAGATGGTCTTTACCCCCGTGATGGCGTTGCTGATACCCTCGGAGAATACCGCGATGGCTGCCAGGACAGACGGCACCACCACCTGTCCGATATTCAGCAGGATGGTTGCGAGGGTGCGAATGACCGGCATAACAAATTGAATGGCCTGGCCGATGATCTGCGCCACCGTCATAACCGCCGAACCAATCCCGCTGATGATACTGGAGATATACGGGGCCGCCGTTTGGATGGTTTGCAGAATGACCGGCACCACCGTCTGCGTGATAAAGTTGAATATCCCCTCAATGATTGGCTTTACCGTTGTGTTGGCAAAGGTCACGACCTGGCCCACAACGCCCATTACCGATTGGAGCATCTGCACGATACCGTCAAACGCCCCGGCAGCCGTCTCATTCCCGGCAAATATGCCGCCCTGTCCGAACAGCATTTCTCGGAAACCGGACAGCGCACTTGCCACGCCTCCGTCCACAAACAGCCCGCTGATGAAGTTACCCACATTGGACAGTGCGCCTGTGAACTTGTCAAAGATGGCAAGCCCCTGTTCTCCGAATACCCCGCCGACGATTTCCCGTATATACTCCAGGTTGTCACCCAGCAGGCTGACGACCGCAATAATGCTGGATACCACGCCCACGACCGGGAGCGCCCCGGACAGTAGGGTTCCGAAGCCGCCTGCGATTGGCCCCCAAATACTGCTCAGTATCCCAAGACCCCCGCTCGTAGCGCCACCGATTGCCTTTACCGCACCGGAGCCAGCGATTGCGCTGAATGCTCCGCCTGCCTTGCCCAGCAGGCCGCCCACGGCCATTCCGGCTTTGCTCCCCATGATGGCAGCTCCAGCCTTGCCCAGCAGGCCGCCCAAGCCGCCTTTTGCGGCCCCCAGCAGTCCGCCCGCCGCAGTTCCCGCTTTACCCAGCAGGCCACTCAGGAGGCCGCCGGTCTTTGTGTTCCCGATGGCCGTTCCTATTCCTCCGAGCCACTGGCCCACTGCACTGTTCGCCGCTGCATTTTTGATTACGCTTCCCGGCCCAACATAGCCGGAGAGAAGCCCCGGCGTCCCAGCCGCGGCAGAGAGCAGGCCCGCTGTCCCCTTAAAGCCGTTTCCGGCCAGCAGGCTTGACAGCGTAGCTCCCATGGTTGCCTTAAATCCGTTTCCAGATACCGCCCCTCCAAAGGCGGATGCAAAACCGGCTCCGGCGCTCCCGGCTTTTCTCCCGCCCATAAACAGGCTTTTGATGCCGCCGAACAGGCCGCCGCTCCGCTTTCCTCCGCCTGCGGCATTTCCGCCGAACAGCATACCGCCCACGCCGGAAAGCAGCCCCTCCGCCGCCGGTGCCAGTTTCATTCCTGCAAAGGTGGCCGCCAGTATCCCGATGATATGGGCCACCTGCTCGCCGTTGTTCAGCAGGTAGTCCAGGCCCTTTTGGATGTATGGCAGTGCCCAGTTCATCGCAGTGCCCAGCTTTTCCACGCCGCGGCTCGCCAGTTTTCCCAGGCTCTCTGCGAGCTTGGTCAACTCCGGCATATTCTCCCGGACGCCCCGGATGAACCCGATCATGGACAGTCCAAATTCCTTGTAGGCCGGGAGAAATGCGGTGCCGATGTCGTCCATCAACGCAGACTTGGCACTTCCCAGCATGGTTTCTATGGCCTCCGGCGTTGTCGCCTTGATGATGAACTCTTTTTCCATGCTCCCGCTCCAGACGCTTGCATTGGAAACCTCTTTCAGCATCCCTGTCAGGAGGCCCAGGTTTTGCGTGAGCTTGGCTCCGCCCTCAATGGCCCACTGTCCAAACAGGGCATTGAGCGTGGATAGCTTCTCAGCGTCCGGCAGGTTGTTCACTGCTTCAAACACTTTCAGCAGCGTTCCCGTGCCGTCTGTCTGCATTGACTTTGCGATTTGCGTCGCCGAGAACCCCAGTCGTTCAAATGCCGCTTCCTGGGCGGCTGTGGCCGTGCTGCCTTTTGTGATGTTGGTATAGATGCGCTTGATACTGGTGCCCACCCGGTCAGTGCTTACGCCCATGGCCTGCATACTGGCCGCGATGGCCGCCGTCGCCTTAACATCCACGCCTGCCAGTTGGCCCATGGATGCCGCATCATTCACGCTTTGGGCGATCTCCGCCGCCGTAGTGGCGTAGTTGTTGCCCAGGTAGTTGATGACATCCGCAACCTCCATGACCTGCTCGTGGTTCATGTTGAACGCCTGTTCCCATTTCGCGCCCCAGTCGCCTGCCTGGTCTGCGGAAATGTCCATAGCCGTTCCCCACATGGCGATGTCTTTCAGGAAGTCCGTCTGTGTCAAGTCCTCAAAGGTTTTTCCCGATTGGCCTGCCGCCGCTGCGAGGCGTGTCAAATCCTCAAAGGTGTACGGTATCTGCGTACTCAGGTCTTTCAGCCGTTCTTCCAAGATGGCGTAGTTTTCCGCATAGGTTCTCCCGTTCTCCGCCATCTTGTTGCTTACTTTTCCGGTTGCGTCCGCCATGCCGTCCACGACTTTGACCACATCGGACATATAGTTTTCAAACTTTGCAGCTTCCTTGGTGCATCTCGCGATGGTTGCCACCGTTCCCGCCGTCAGCGCACCCATGGCCGCCAGTCCCGCCGTCCCGATGTTGCTGATACTTTTGGCGAAGCTGCCCAGCTGCCCTTGGCTACTGGCCAGCGCCGCCGTCAGGCTCTTGTCCATCTTTCCGGCGATCTTGATACTAAGCTCTAATGTTTTGTTCTTCGCCATTCCTCCGCCACCTCGTCATTCAGTTCAGCAAACTCGCGGACAGGCAGCTTCAAGTAAAATTCAAGGCTCGTCCCTGTCACCGAGGATAGTCGGATCGCCGCTTTCCGCAGGGCTTTTGCCCCGCCCTTTACTCGAAAAAATCCGCGTCGTTCACCGCGTTTTTCAGTTTCAACAGCTCATACAGCGGCAGCGAGGTGAAGAAATCCTCCGGGATGCCCGTCGCCATCGAGGCGATCACGCAGGCGTACAGATAGTTGGTTCCGTTCTCCGTCACCGCAAAGCCCTCGCGGGCCAGCCGGTTTTCCGCCTCACTCTCATTCAGGGTGTTCAGGTCAGAAACGCCGTTCAGGTCGATTTCCCGGTACTCCTTCCCCTTATAGCTGCGGGGCTTCCCCAACTGCATCACATGGTTCTCCGTCTCGCCGTCCGCATTCATGTATCTGCGCACCATGCCCGCTACCCGCTTAAAAGCGCCGCGCGGCATCAGCTTGAAAAATTCGATAGGCAGTCCGGTCGCCTTTGCTGCCATAGTTCTGGCAAATGCCGTGGTGGTCTCACACAGCACAGAGGCGGCAACTTCCACGCCGAAAAGCTCCAGCTGTGTGTCGATGGCGTCCCGGATGGTCAGCTTCTCCAGCCCTGACAGGTCGATTTCCTCATACTCTTTTCCCTCAAAGACATAGGGCTTCGTCAGCTTCACAACGCGCTCCTCGCTGACTTCTTCCCTTTCGGTGTTGACTTCTTGCGTTTCCGTGTTGACTTCCACCATCGTGTTCTTGATTTCCTCCATGGTAATGCTCCTTTCAGCCGTCGCTCGTTTAGAAAAACACGGCCCACCCGCAGTCGGGGGGCCGTGTTCCGTTTTCCGGGTTATACCAGGCTGTTCACGCCAGCCAGCATATCATTCCCATTTACCTTGTAGATGCCGTTCAGCTTGTCCACTTCCAAGAGCTGCACGCCGTCCACCTCGATCATGATGTAGGTCAGCTCCAGGGTAATGGTCGCCTCCATGGCCTCGCCCTTTTCAACCTTGCCGGGGTTGAAGCTCTTGACGCGCCCGATCTCCACCACCCGCAGGCCCTTGAAGTTATAGCCGCCCGTTTTGTCATAAACCTGCTGTGCCGCTCGCAGGGTCAGGTTCACCGTGGACAGGGGCGACAGCATATCCATGGCGGAGCTGTACAGGGTGTTGAACTGGATTTCCTGCTCCATGCTCTCAAACTGCCCGATGGTGGGGCTGTCCAGTTCGCCGTTGACGCCCACGCCGGATACGGTGCTGGTTTTCATATTGATCTCCGGCAGGGTCACAGATGCGGCCACGCCGATCATTTTGCTGCCGTCCAGATAGGCGTTATACTCACTGATTTTCTCAGGAATATAGTTGCTGCTAATCATATTTTGTTCCCTCCCTTATCAGTTCAGCGCAGCGGAAAGGGCATTGGGGTCAAACTCAATGATGTCCTCAATGTCCTCCGCAGGGGTAAACGGCGTGATGTACTGGTGGAAAGTGATCTTGCCGTTGAGCAGGTCGGTGGTGGTGTTCTCGTCCTCGTTGAAAGTGATCTCGTACCGAGCGCACACGCCGCGGGCCACAAAGCCGTTGCCCCGTACATTTTCACTGTCCACGATGGCCTCGATCAGCCGCTTGTTGGCCGGGCTGTCAACTTTCTGGAAGTAGGTCAAGATAAAGCTGTTGGCTGCCCAGGTCATAAACCGGCGGACGCTGAACCAGCGGTCTTTGGGGTCGGTGATGCCAGGGTATGCCGCAGTGTTGTTGCCCCACAGGCGGAACCCGTTCATGTTCAGCCAGGTTGCCACGCCGAAGCTGTTCACCGTGTTGGCCTGCTCCTGGTCAAGCACGACCTCTGTTCCGTCTGCCAGGCAGGCGGCGGAGATCGCCAGCGTCTTATTACTGGGACTGACATTGGGTGTGTCGTCGTTCTGCGCATCTGTGTACGCCGTCAGGGCGGCAGCCAGGGCGGAACCGCTATACACCACCTCGCCCACCTTGGCATAGGGCCATACGGCGTATGCGTTGGGGTCGCTGACCGCCTGCTCCTCCTTCTTGGTTTTAACATCGGTGTACTTCACTGCACCGTCCGTCTTGCTGTTGATGTCCACGATGCACACCGCGCCAAACACGCTATTGATGCTCTTGGTCTTTGCCTGGAGCGCAGCAGACACCGTGGCGTCCGCGCTGAACCTGGGGGCCAGCAGAATGCCGGGGGTCATGGACAGCTTGGGATATACCTGCCGCACCACCTCCAGGCCGGTTTCCTTGCCGGAGGAGATGTCCACACCGCCCACGATGTCCGCGGCTTTGACCTTGCTCGGGTCGATCTTGCTGCCGGTCGCAGTCAGCGTGGTTGCCTTTTCACCGGCTCCGCCTTTGAGCAGTACGATGTTCAGGGTGCCGTCGTTGTTCCATGTGGTCGTGTAGTCCTTGCCTGCCTCCAGCGGTGTTGCATCCGCCTTGATGGTCAGGCCCTCCAGCAGTACACCCACTTCGTCCAGCACGGCCACACCGTCGTTTACCTGCATCGTCTTTTCCGAAATATCCGCCTTGTGCTTCGCCGGGTCAAGCACATTGATAAGCACCATGGGGGCCACGCCCACCACGCTGAACGCCGCACTGATGCACTCGCACAGGGTATAGGCTTCAAAGTCGTCGTTGTAGCCGACGGCCTCCACAGCCTCCTTGTAGTTGTTCACCAGCAGCGGAACATTGACTGCCGCCGCCGGGTCTTTCAGCATATTCACCGGTGCGGTTCCCACGATCACTTGCAGTCCCGCCGTCCCGACAATAGGCGCAGTCAGGCTGGTTTCCACCTCGCTGGTATATACGCCATGCTTGTAAGCCATATTGTTTCCTCCTTACAGCTCAGATTTGATTTTGTGGTACAGGATGGCTTCTGCCGTTCCGGCAGTCTCCATCTTCCTCCTGGTCTCCGCGAACTGCTCCACCGGCACCAACAGGGCCTTTACCTCCGGGTGCCGTTCAGAAAAATCCTCCAGCGCCTCCGGGATGCCTCCGCTGAACACCGTGTACTGCTTCGCTACGCCCCTTACAGTCGGGCCGCAGTAGACAACAGGGCCGGCCTTTTTCTTCCGCCCTGCCGCTCCTTCCGCCCGCTCGGCCATACCCATGGCCGACGCCTCTGCTTTCCTGCTCATACCAGTCCCTCCAATTCCGTGTCCTGTGTCATAGCCGGGGCCGTGCAGGTCAAGGTGCAAGCCCCGAAATAATACGGGTGCGTATCATCCTGCTGCATAGCCCATACGACGGGTTTCAGGATGGTAAACGCACCGCCGAAATAGGGCCTCGTACAGACCCGCTGTACAATGTCCTCTTTGATGTTCGCCACATCCTGATAGCCCTCTCTCGCTCCGCCCTCGTCGTATGCGCATACGATCAAGCTGAACTCCACCGTCTGCGGCCCGCTTTCGTCCTTAATGGCTCCGCCGGTCATGCGGGCCACGATATATGGGGCCGCCGCCGCATCCGTGTCCACATCCGCGTCGTAATCCTCCGGCACCGGCAAATCCTGCTTATAGATTTTCAGCGGTTTTCTGCCCTGTTGGCCGTTGTACTTTTTCCCGGCGAAAAGCTCCTCCAGCATCTCGATCAGCGCGTCTTGGCAAAGCTGCGGCGTTCGCCCAATCCCTGCGGCTTTTACCGCATCCATGTAATCCTTCATCGCCTATCCCTTTCTGGCCTTTGCCCGCGCGATCACCCGCTCGGTCTGCTCCATCAACCTGTCATACAGGTATTCCGTTACCTCCGGTTCCACATAGGGCCAAACGGTGCTGTGCATCGCAGTTGCCGACGGACTTCCCATCGTCACCAGCTTTTCCACTTTCCCGTCCTTGTTCCGCCACCGCGGACGCCCCCGCTCTGTAACCGTATGGCTGGAGCTGGAGCCGATGCGCCGCTGAACCATGCCCACATGGCCGCTCTTGAACTCCACCAAAAAGCCCTTGCTCAGATTGGCTCCGTCGCCGGTCAAAGCGGTCATGGCAGAGGATTTCAGAACTCGTGCCTTTACATGGGCAGGCGCTCTGCGCAGGACATCCCGCCCCTTGAAGCTCTCTGTCGGCCTGTGCTGGAAATAGCCCAGGTCGTTCCGCATCTTCTCGATGTGAAGCTCTGCGCTCAGACTTGTGTTCGTGGCCTTTTTCCGCTGTACCAGGTCTTTCAGGTGCCGCCGCCCAGCGGCGTTCACGGCATACCTTGCCTTTGCCTGCGCCACCATCAGCTTTCTTGCCTGTCGTGCTGTGGCGTTGATCGCTACCTTGGCCGCCGCCGGGGTCTTTTTCTTCAAGTCCCCCAGCGCTCGCTCCACATCCTCCAGCCCGTCCACTGTGATGGTCATGGTTCCTGCGTCGTAAGTCACCCTGCTCATTGTCTCGTCCTCTCCATGGTGATGCGGTAAATACCCGCTTCTTCCTCGCAGTTCAGGATACTGTAAGTCCGCTGCTGCGAGGTTCCCTTATCCATGACCAGATGCTTCCCGATCTTCGGCTTTGGCCCGTAGTCCTTTACCCGGATGTACAGCACGGTGGACGCGGTGTATAAGCCTGTATCAAAGTTCTGTTTCGCTCCGGCCTCCCAGTGCGAGTTGTGTTCTTTCAGCCGTTGGTCATCCACAATGACCAACGCCTCTTTCCCGTCAACCGTGTGCAGGTCTGCGTGTTCGTCCTGCTCAAAGAAAGTCAGGTCGATGTCTGCCGCTGCACAGTCTTTGAAAGTCGGCGCTTTCCACTCCGTTTCCGGTGCGCTTCCAAAATCCTGTTCCAGTTCAAAAAGTGCCATGCTGCACCTCCGCAGAAAAACTCCCCCGCCTGCACACAGCAGGCAGGGGATTGAATTGTCAGCACACAGTAGCTACCAGCCAGCTGTCCACCTTGTCGGGGATAGGCAGGGGGTGGGCCTGCAATTCCACCATGCGGCGGTCAGGGTGATGCTCCACATAGCTGCGCAGCAGGCGGCTGGTCTGAGAGGTCACCCACAGGCCGCTCGCCTGCTCAATGTAGGTGCAGGCACCGTAGGCCATCATATAGTTCGGGTGGGAACTAATCAGGATGACCGCATTGTCAGGAATGAGCGGCTTGGTGGCAGGCTCCTCCGGGTTTGTCCAGTCGTCGTAGTACACTTCGCCGTAGGCATACAGGTCGAGACTGGGGTCAGTCAGGTGCCCCAGGTACTTCACGCCGTTGGGCAGGTCACGGGGGTTGATCTCTCCCATGTTCATACGGCGGTTGTCCATCATCTTCTGGACATTGGCATCGGCAAAGAATTTCTTCTTGGCCTCCTTGCCCAAAATCGCCATATCCACATTGGCAAATCCGCCGGTCAGCACCTTGTCAGTCCAGTCGCCCAGGTTGCCCAGGATGTCAGCCTTGGTGCCGCCCCACTTGTTTTCACCGCTCAGAGTGATCTTGTTGGTGAAACCGAAGTCAATGACCTCATTCACGCCCTCGCCCACAATGGGGATGGTGCCTGTCACGATTGCCTGAACGGCCATCCACTCCTCCCTGCGGGTGGTGGCATCATTCAGGGTGGCGTACTCCTCCATCAGCTTCTGAGCCGCCCGCTGGGCAGGGGTCATGCCGCTGTACAAATCCTCTCCCGGCAGACGGGTCATAAGCTGGTCAGCCGTTGTCACATCATAGGGGTTCACCAGAGGGGGCTTGTAGCTCTCGGTGGTGTAGCCGTTTGCCGTCAGCACCTTGCCGCCCAGGCGTGGATGCACAAACGCCGCCATGCGCCGGTCGCCCTTCACCAGATCAATGTCCACCCGCTCGGTAGAGAACGGCTTGACATTGGTAAAGAAAGTGTCTCGGAAATAGGTGCGGACAGGGGGTGCCTGTCGCACGACCTCCGCCAGATAGCGAGGGCTGTAAATATTCACTTCGTTAGCCATAAAAGTTTCCTCCTTACTTCAAAAAGATGCCCAGTGCGCGGAAAGGAACCTCCAAATCCGCCGCAGAGCCATTGGCAGGCAGTACCAGTGCATTGGCAAAAAACTCGCCGCTCAGGTACACAACGCCCTGCTCTCCGCTCTTTACATCCTCCGCGAGAATGCCATACAGGCCGGTCGCCTCGGTCTTATAGGTTCCCGGGCCTCCGCTCACCGTCACAGCGGCCAGTTTGCCGGAGCCGTCCAGCACCACAGGAGCGCCGCGCTTCAATGTGGCTGCCGCTTCCTTTGCCGCAGTGACGATCTCCGCCGTCCCGGCGATCAGATAGTCAGGCTGGGTGGAAAAGGTCTTTTTCTCCAAATCCATACTCATGTTCGTTCCTCCTTACTTCTTGCCGCCCATGGACTTGATGGCGTCCATGAACTCGTCCTGCTCGCTGTTCCCCGGGGTCTCCTTCTTCACGCCGTCCAAATGCTCGGCGTCGTTCTTTGCCCCATTCAGCCATGCGTTGCCCTGCTCCTTGGCTTTCTTCATAGCAGCCTTTGCATAGGTGCTTGCGCTGATGGGCTTGGTGTACTTGGCCTCAAAGGTCTGCTCCTCGCTGCCAGGCAGGGCCATTTCCTCGATGTCCTGGATGCGCTGGCGCTCGTCGCTTCTGGCCTGCTGCGCCGCCGCCTCCTCGATCTCGTTGACCAGTGCGGGATAGGCCCCGCGCAGATCGTCCACGGTCTTGATCTCGTTTGCCATGTTTTTTACCTCCTTATGGCAATTTTTATTTACAAAACAGTCGGCGGCGGTTTTTGCTGCCTTGCTGCTTTGCACAAAGTCAGGTGCCTTGTCGAAAGGCAAGTGCATATTGACGCTGTTCACGAACAGCATCCCGTCCCGGTTTTCCACGACGGTTTCCTCTGCATCGTCCACCAGCTCGTCGATGAAGCCGTTCTCCTTGGCCTGCTGGGCTGTCCACCATTTCGTTTCATCCATCCACCCGGCCACTTCATCCTTTTCTCTGCCGGTCTTTTTTGCGTACAGGCCCGTGATGCTCTCCCGGATGGCGTCCAGCGCCTCAATGTACTTTTTCAGCTCCTCGGCGTTGTAGTAGCCGTATGCGCCCATGCGAACCGGATGCACCATGTAGGTGCTGTCGTTGGCCGCGATCACCTTTTTGCAGTGGCAGGCCACAATGGTTGCCGCGCTGGCACACAGCCCGTCGATCTTGGCCGTCACCTCCGCCGGGTGCTGCTCCAGCTGATTTCCGATTGCCTGGGCGGCAAATACATCTCCACCGCCGCTGTTGATGCGCACCACGATCTTGTCCAGCGCCCCCAGTCCTGCCAGCTCCTCCGCGAACTGCCTCGGCGTCACTTCATCGCCCCACCAGCTCGTTTGCGAGATGTCTCCATAAAGCAGCAGCTCCACGGTGTTTCCCACCTGGTTGCAGAACTTCCAGAATTTCTTGTTTTCCGGCATTATCTCTATCCTCCTATTCGCCCTCCACCGGCTTAAACGGTTCATCCGGGCTTCCGATTATATCCACCTCGCGCTTTCGCTTGGCTTCCATCACCCGCTGCTTGATGTTGCGGTTATAGTCCCCGCCGGTCATTTGTGCGGTCTCCTCCTGTGCGGTGCTGAAACAAGCCTCCACCCTCTTGATGGCCGCCGTTACTTCCTGCACCGGGTTCAGGTTCGTTCTGGCCGGGCCGTTCCACGAACAGGCCGTGTACGCCTTTCGTATAGCCGGGTCACTGAAATATCCCGGAGCCGATATGCGTCCTCGGGCCACGGCCTCTGTGAACCATTCTTCATACACCGGCTGGCAGAAGTCGTCCGCAAACCAGTCCCTCTGCATACCGCAGGTGCGCCAGAACTCATTGAGTGCGCCTCTGGCCGCCGAGTAGCTGGTGGAGAACTGTTTCAGCATGACTTCCGGCGGTATCTCCAGCGCCGCCCCGATCATCCGAATGGTCGCACTGGTAAATGCGTCATACCCTGTGTTTGGGTGTTTCGGGTCTGCGAACTGGACATCCTCGCCTGGGTTCAGGTCGATAATGGCCCCAGGCCCCAGCTCAATGCTGTTCTCGTCGCCCCGGTCGATCAGTTCCTCCGCCGGTATCATTTCTCCGAACGGTCTGCCCTCGGTCGGGTTCTGGCTCTTTACGAACACCGTAAACATGGCCGAGATCACCGCCGCTGTGATTTCAGCGTCCGTATATCTCCCGAGCTGTTTCAGGCTCTCCAGAACCGGGGCCAAGATCGGGACGCCGCGCCTCTGGCCCGCTCGTTCCCGGTTCATCACATGGAGGACATTTCTTCGGCCCGTTTTCGCTCCATACGCCTCCACCCGCTTCCAGGTAATGCCGTCCGCATCTGTGGTGCTGTGGCTGCCCAGCGGGTGATGGTTGCATACCCAATAGGCGACCACCATCCCGTCTGCGTCTGTTTCGACCCCCTGCACAATGCTGTGTACCTTGTACCCCTGCACCGTGCATGGCATCAGCCGGTCGAACCCGTCCGGGCTGCACACCCTGTCCGCCTCCACCAGCTGCACCCGCAGGTCGTATGGCTGGCCCACCTGCCTTTTCATCGGCAGCAGGGCGATTTCGTCCCCGTTCATCAGGTATCCCAGGAATGCGAGCTGCTGGAGCTGGTAGAAGTTATCTATCCTCTCTGCGTCGCACACCGGAGTATCCGCCCACAGCGAAAATTCCCGCACGATCTGCGCTTGCAGTCGTTCCATTTCTCCCTCAGTCAGCCCCAAATACTCCCCGTCGATCTGCGGCGCAGGCATTAGTCCGCCTGCGATCACATTGGTTCGCATGGTTTTCAGTGCCGCCGCCGCAGTCGGGATACCCATATAGGCATCGCGGCTCCGCTGGCGCAGCACATTGATATTGTCCTCGATGTCCTCTTTCGGGCTGCCGCCGTAGAACTCCCAGCCCCTCATGCTCTTTTTGGTCAGGTTTGCACCGTAGTTTCCGTATCCGCTGTTGATTACAGACAGGGCGGCTCTGGCCGCCGCCCGCTTTGCCGCATGGACAGGGGCAACGGCAATCACCGCCCGGTCAAAGATGTTCGGTTTCGCCATGCCTGCCCTCCTTATAGGTCACGGGCCACGGCCCGATAACTCCGGTTCCGGCCCCCGTGCTTCTCCTCTGCGGACGCCTCGGCCAGTTTCCCGGCCCAGTATTCCATTTCCTCCCGAACCTGCTTCAAATCTGCTCGGGTCAGCATTCTGCTCCCGATCTGATAGCTCTGCCCGGTTGCGATTGCCTCCTCCGCTTTCATCCATGTGTTCAGCTTTTTTTGGCAAAGCTCTTTTGAAAAAACAGCCATTTATATACCTCCTCGCATCCGGCGGCCCGCCTGCCGCTTCCTCGGCTGCGGCGCTCCGTCCGTCATTTGCAGCACCGGGTTTGCGATTTCCAGCGCCGCCGTGGCGTAATTGCGCAGGTCAAGCGGTTCGTTCCGCTTGTGCTTACTGTCTTTCAGCTCCCACACAACCACGCTCCGCCCCTTTCGGAACCGTACCACCATCTTCTCCGCAGTAAGGCCCCGAAAGTATTCCTCGTCATATCCCGCCGCCTCATTCTCCGGGAAGTGGCAGTAGTTCGGCCCCTTGGTCTCATGCCGGAGCCGCTGATACAGCAGCGCCTTTCCTGCGTCCACGCCGATGATGAACAGCGGCGTTTTTACGCGGTTGTTCGTAGTTGGGTTTCGGATGTATGGCACATCGCTGCCGCCCTTTCCTTTGATGGCCCACACTTTTCTTTCCCACCGGTCTCTGGTGAAGCGATAAACCTGATCGGTATGGTGGCCGCCGCTGTCAACGCAGGCGCTTATGATATGCAGCGTCGTTCCGTCCTTTTTCTTGAAACCGGAAAGCAGAAAAGCGTCCAGGTCTTGCCATACCTGTTCTTTGAGCATATCGCCGTAAATCTTCTGATACCGTATGCCCCAGCTCTCCTTTCCGACACCCCAGCCGACCACCTCCACCTCAAACCGGTCGTCCTGGACATCCACGCCCGCTGTCAGCACCAGCACCCCGTCCGGCACATCCGCATCGTAAACCTCTCTGCGGTTCAGCAGCACAGTGTCCTCCACCTGCTCGCCCCGCTCCTCCCAGGTCTCGCCCAGCTCCGTGTTCACCCAAACTTTCATGCCCTCCGGGTTTCCCTGGTCAAGCTGTTCTTTTGCCACAAGGAACTTTTGGACGATCTCTTTCCAGGAGCAGAAGGTGGATGCCAGCGTATTCAGGTGGAAACCTCTGGCCTCCGCCGCCGGATTTTCTGCCACGAACCGCCCCCGCTTGCTCGCCTGCTTCCACTGATATTCCCCGGATACTACCCCGCACCGCTCGCACTTGTACAGTACCTCTCCCTGCGGGTTCTCCCGGTCAAAGATCACATTGGCCCACACGAACGGCTGGTAATGCCCACAGTCCGGGCACGGCACATTCCATTCCTCTTTCGTGCTTTGCTCGAACTCTGTTTCGATGCGGCTCTGCCCTTTGATAACTGGCGTGCTGACGATCACGGTTTTCTTGTCCCAAAAAGTCGTCTGCCGCTTCTGTGCCAGGCTCAAAGGGTCGCCCTCTGTTCCGGCGCTGGCCGGATAGCGGTCAACCTCGTCCGCCAGCAGAACCTTGATTGGGCGGCTGGCAAGGCCCGTGGCGCTGTTTGCGCCTACGATGGTGATGTGCCCGCCGGGGAAATTTTTCTTCATGATGGTGTTGCCGCTGTACCGGCTCTTGACATCCACCTTGTCCCGCAGCTCCGGCGTGTCCCGTATCATCGGGGCCAGCCGGTCTTTGGAAAAAGTCTGTCCCATGTCAAGCGTCGGCTGCATCACCAGGATAGGGGCCGGGGCGTAATCCATGTAGTACCCCAGCGGGTTCAGGATAAACGCATCGGTCTTTCCGATCTGCGCGGCACTCATAATGACTACCTTGCGGATATGCGGGTCTCCGATGGCGTCCATGATCTCCCGCTGATATGGGGCCTTGTCCGTGTGCCAGCGGCCCGGCTCTGCGCTGCTCTCCGCCGACAGCACCCGGTATTTGTCCGCCCACTCTGAAAGGGTCAGCTCCGGGGGTGGTTTCAGCACCGCCGCGCACCGGGCCAGCATATCCATGGTGGGCTTTGGCAGATCAATGATCTTTCTCTTTTTCATGTTCTTCTTTCCGTTCCAGCCACAGCCGTTCATATTCCTTTCTCACACAGCGCTGGAATGGGCAGAGGACTTTGTTTCCCTCGGCGTATGCAGGCCACACGCATCCCTCGCATGGATTTTTATTCCGCTTCTTCTCCATCGCTTTCACCGTCCTGTACCGCAAAGGCCACCCGGTAGTCGCTCATTTCCTCCAGAATTTCGTCGATGGCCTGTTTCAGCTCGTCAAATATGCCAGTCTGGTTTCCCCCCATGGTCGCCAGAGTTGGGGAAAGTTTGGCCGGGAGCGCCAGAAAGCGGCTTCTGATATTCAGGAACATGGACTTGATGCCCCGCTCAATGTCCTCTGTCCGGTGGACTTCTCCCTTGCGCAGTTCATTTTCCAGTTCCGCCGCTTCCCGCTTTGCCCTCGTCAGCTTCATTCGCTCGTTGGTCAGCGTCTCTTTCCCCGCTCCGCCGATGTAGGTGATATACCGCGCCACCGTCGGCTGGAGTTCATAAAGGCCCGGCCTCGCCTCCACAATCACGCCCTCGTCCCTGAGCTGCCGCACCCGCCGCTCGGTCAGGCATAACCACTGGGCCACCACTTTGCTTGTGTAGAGTGTCATGCTTCCTCCTCTCCGCCATCGGCAAAGCTCTCTCCGCTCATTTCCGGGTCTGGTACATCCACCGCGCCGGTTGCCCTCATCCGCAGCAGCGCCAAGCGTTCCCGCTCCAACTCCATGCGCCGCTCGCTTTCCTCCAGCGCCCGCAGACTGTCTGCGATCTTGGCAATACGGCCCTGCACCTTGTAAAGCGCCTCCTGCAATTTCAGCGCCCGGTTAAATGCGCTGTCCTTGCTGTACATTCCCATGCTCTGCACAGCCCCGTCCTTTTTGTCCTTTCCCCGCCCGCCCGGCACTCTCATGTCCATCAGGCTGGAGATATACAGACTATCTTCCGGGGCGCTTTCATACTCGGTGATCTTCGCCAGTATCTTGTGTTCCCGGAATTTCAGGATTTTCATTTCATGCTCCAGGGCCTCTTTGCTTTTCAGCGGCGTTTGCTCCACAAGCTCCCGCTCGCAGTCCGTCAGCATATCAAAAAAGACGGCGCTGTACGCTCCGTCCTTCTCCGCATTCTTATTCCCGACCGGTGCGCCCGGATGGCTCCCCGCAGCGTTCTGTTTCCCGGCGCTGTTCCGGTTCCCCGGCTGGCCGCCCCGCTTTCTTTTGGGCAGCGCCTCGTCCCACTTGTCCGCCGCTTTCCAGTTACGCAGCGTTTGATAGCCCACGCCTTGCTCTTTTGCCAGCTCCCGCAGGCTTACTTCCTCGCCCCTCGCTTTTCGGGCGATGTATTCAGCCTTGGCGGTGTCGCGCTTTTCGCTCCGCTTCGGCATTTCACACCTCCAAATGATCGTGCGCCCCGGCGTAGCCTACAAAAATACCCCGAGTAGGTACGCAGGGCTTCGGCTTGCGCAGGGCGCATCCAACGGCAAAGCCCGCAGCGTTTCCGCCACGGGCTTTATTGCACACTATGATATTAACACAGAAAACCTGCGAAAGTTGCTAACTCCCTAAAATATTTTCCGCACGACCACTTCTATTTTTGAGCTTCATGTTATGCCGTGCATTTTCCTCTGCTATGGTTTCTGCCTTGATGATGCTCCACACGCATCTCTCCACCCGAAATAGGATAAGCCCATAAATGGCATAGCGCACAATTACCCAATTATAAAAAATCCACCCCAGGAACCCAAGCCCCAGTGCGCTCATTATTCCTCCAACGATAGCATCCATTCTCACGGCACCGGATGTCTCCGGCCTGCAAGGTTCTTGAGCCTGCGTTTTCTCTTTTCGCGTATTTCCCCCAATCGGTGCCATTTTGGCATCCAGGGCCGCGTCCAGTTCTTCTTCGGCTTGCAGCAGTTCCAATGCATCTTCCAGCTCCCGCACATCATTCAGCAGTCTCCTTTGTTCCGCCGTCCCGTTGTTGACGCGCCGCTTTTTCTGCCCACCCACCTTCTTTCTGTATGATAGCCCAGTACCATACGCCGATGCCCGAATGTGCGCGCCCGTTGATGGGCTTATCGTAAATCCAGCGTGTTTCCCTCCAAAGCTCATGCTAGCGCTTTTCTTGTTAAAATTAAATTTAACCCCCGGTGCAATCTTAATCGTCTTATGGAAGCGGAACGGCATACACCCACGCCCTTTCATAAAATAAATTCAATGTTTAATCATCTTTTTTATAAGCATATCGCAACAAGGTGGTATCGTCAATATGCGAAAGATGATTAAGCACATCAGAAAGGTGGTGGCAGTGTGCGGCTCTATACCCTCGATGGGAAGAAGTGCAATATATCTGGAGAGCGAATAAGACAATGGCGGCTGAACGCTGGCCTCACACAAGAGGAGCTTGCAATTAAAATGCAGCTCAGTGGTTTGCAGATGGGTCAAATGGCGATCAGCCGCATAGAGACCGGTAAGCGGTTGGTTGCCGACTTTGAATTGAAGATATTTGCTCACGCCCTTGGTGTTACAATGGAATGGCTTACCACTGAAAACGAAAAATGAAGCGCCGTGCTTTTGCATGGCGCTTCATTTTTTATTCTCACTCTTGCCCCAGATGGCTCCTTGTCGCATTTTTGACCCCCTGACTATTTCCCGGCCCGGCCCCTGGGAAGCGATTTTTTGACCCCTTACCTAAAAAAATTTTGCGCTTCCGAACCCGCAAGGCTTGGCCTGCGGCCCAGCAGTACCTTTCGCGGGCGCTGGCGTTCCGATTTCGCGCGGGCGGGTGAGGGCGCGGGCGCGTTTGGTGTGATCTTCGGCCTGGCCGCTGGCGTTGGTGCTGGCCTTGGCCGCCTGTTCTGCTCCCGCTGGTGGTGGGCTGCCCCTGCCTGGTGCGGTGGCTACTGTCCGGTCTCCCGGCTGGCGGCTCCTGGTTGCTGCTCCTGCTGCCCCTCTGCCTGCTGGCGGCTTGCGCTGCCCTGGGCCTGCATGAGTGCGCCCCACCGCCCGCGCCCGCATAGGCCGCAGCCACCACGGCGGCGACCTGCCGCCCACGGTTCCGGCTCACACCATGCCACCCCGGCCCGATCTGCCGCCGCCGTCTCCCGCTGATCTGCCGCCCGTCCTGCCCCGGTTCCTGCCCGCCGCCGTTCTGCCGCCGATCATGCCCAGCCGCCCGGCGGAGGGTTTTATGCGCCCGGTCTGGTATCTTGATAGCCTGGATATATACGCCCCCTATAATCCCCCAAACACAGCATTTTCCACAAAAAATCACCCCGGAAATTTGTGCAAAAAAACTTCCCCAGTCCCCCCTAAAGGGGGACGGGGGAACGGTTTTGGCCCTATTGACGGCCCGGAAAAATGCCGCTATCATCCGAGGCAAGCGGAGGCCACACGGCCCGCCGCCCAGCGAACCGCCCAGGGCCACCACGGCCCAGGCGACCAGAAAGGGGAGGTGAACATGACCACGCCAACAGCAAGCGAATTGCTTGTACAGCAGGCACGGGAGGCCGAACGGCTCCGGCTCTTGCTACTCGCCAGCGAGTGCAAAGACCTTGACGAGTTCCGCCAGCGGCTCCGCGATCTGCTGAACAAGTAAAGCGCCGGGCCACCCCACCAAGGCACGGCCCGACGCTCTCAACCACGGCACGGGCTGCGAGTTCGCCGCCGCCCTGCCGCTTGTATTCTACCACCGCCGCCGGGGAAAATCAACGCCCCGGCGGGGCGGTTCAAAAAAATTTCCCCCGTAGGGGGAACCCCCAGCCCCCGAAAAAAATTGCGAAAAAGTGCTTGACAAAACGACACGCAACAGTGTATGCTGAAAGCACAGAACGACACGCAACAGTGAACAGGCCAACGAGCCGGAAAGGAAAAACACCATGACAAACAACGAGATCATCTTTGAGACCGTCCGCGCCAACTTTACCCCCGCCCAGCTTGCCGAGCTGGTCGCCGCCACCTACACCGCCGAGCAGATCGCCGCCCGCCGGGCAGGCGTGAAGATCACCGTTGCCGAGGGCAGCGACGAGACCCCCGACGCCGTGTTTCATGCCATGCTGGCCGCTGACACTTTCCACACTTTCGCGGAGTGGAAGCGCATGGGGTACAGCGTGAAAAAGGGCCAGCACGCCGCCCTGGTGTGCAACCTCTGGAAGTACACCGACAAGCCCGGCAAGGCCGCCAAGGAAGCCGCCGCCGCTGCCGGGCAGGACGCCCCCGAGACCGACCCCCATTTCTATGTGGCAAAGTCCCACCTGTTCAACGCCTTGCAGGTTGAAAAATCCAAGCGCTGACCCAGCCGCCGGACACCTTAGCGGGCCGCACCGGACAAAGCGACCCGACCCCAGCCCGACACCGGGCCACACGAGAAAAAACAGATGATCTGGAGGTTATCAGCATGAAAAAGTACATGGGCAACTACACCAACGAGGCCGCAAAGGCTCTGAAAGGCTCCGAGCGCATTATCTGCCGCGTGACCGACGACGGCGCGATCTATGTTACCAACGGCTTTATCGCCTACAAGATGAACCCCCCGGAGTATGCCGCCATCGTCCAGCCCGTGACCTGCTGCGAGGCCGGTAACTACACCATGCAGAACGGCGAAAAGGCCGCGGATAACGGCTTTGATCTGGTCAAGCTGTTTAACGAGACCGTGGAGCAGACCGCCAACGCCCCCGCCCTGGAGCGCTGCCCCCTGACCCTCCAGGCAGGCAAGGCCCCTGCCGCCAGCTACTACAACCCCGCCGCCGGTGTGGCGTCGTTCTACAACGCAAAATTTATTGCGGCGCTCACCCCCTCCGCAACGCTCCGGGCCACCGGCGCGATCTCCGCCGCCGTTGCCTATGTGGGCGGCGAACCCCTGGCCCTGGTTCTGCCGATCAAACCCGAACCCAAGGCCGCCCGGGCCGTCAAGGCATACTTTGCCGAGTGTGACAACGACGCCACCGCCGAGGCCGACAAACTCCGCGCCGAGCTGGCCCAGGCACAAAACGAGCTTTCCGCCGTGCGCGGCGATCTTAACCGGGCCACTAACAAAATTGCCGAGCTGGAAGCCCAGCAGGCCGCGCCCGCCGCCGAGCAGCCCGAACCCAAAACCGCCGCCGAACTGATTGCCGCCCGCTTTGCCGATCTGGCAGGCGTCACCGCCACCATCAAGGGCGCACAGACCGCCGCGCCGGTGGTGTGGCTGGCCGGAGACACCGAGCGCCACGCCGACGCGATCAAGGCCGCCGGGGCCAAGTGGAGCAGCAAAAAATCCGCCTATTATGTCCGCGTCGCCTGACACGGACCCCGGACACCTTAGCGGGCCGCACCGGACAAAGCGACCCGACCCCATGTAAAACCCGCCGCCCAGGGTAAAGGGCAGAAAGGCCAAAAATGAATATGAGATTGACCGATTGGAACGCCTCTCTTGCACACGCCGCTGAGCTGGTAGACAAGTTGAACCAAAACGGTTGCAACGCCCGCGCCATTTCCTACTCCATGTACGATGGGCGCAAAGGTATCGCAATCCAGCTTTTCGATCGGGAAAACAATTTTTCTACCGAGTTCAAAACCGGCATTTTCGCCACATTCGGAGATATGAAAAACGCCCTCAACGCCTGCTATCATCGCGCTATGTCTGCCCAGTTCGGTAGAGTATAAGCCACCCACCAAAGCACAAAACGAGGAGGTTTTCACCATGGCAGCAATCGAGCGCAAAATCAACGGCACTTTTGCCCCCGTCCCCGGCGGCTACGCCCAGCAGATCAACGAGCAGACAACGCTTTTTGTCCCGGAGTTTACAGTTGCCCGCTACGACACCGAAACCGGTGAGCTTTTCGGCCACGCTCCCGACTATGAAGCACTGGAGGCGGCAAAGTCCCCCGCCGTTCACGCAGACAAACCCGGCGAATATTCCTATTGCTACGAAATGGAAAAGGCCCCGACAGGCTGCGACTTCTCCGCCAGTCTTTCATACTACGGCAAGCATTATTATCTCCGTCCGCTCCGCGACGATCTCCCGCAGCTCCGCGGGCGCGGTATATCCTACGACGAGCAGCGCAGCACATACACCGTCACCCGCCGCGCCTATGACAAGCTCAAAGAGCAGTACCGCATGAGCTTTGAAACCTGTCTTGACTGACCACAACCCCCGGACACCTTCGCGGGCCGCACCGGACAAAGCGACCCGGCCCCAGGCCACAAGGCCAAACCACAAACCCCAAAAAGGAGCTGATACCATGCGCAAAGAGCCGTTCCCCATCAAAAATATTCTGGATAGTCTGCGCGAGGATGTCCAGAACGGCACGATCACCCTTTCCCAAGCCGCCGAGGAGCTTCACCGTGCCGGATGGTCAAACTACATCGACGAGGGCACCGCCCGGCGGCTCCTCAAACTGTAAGCCCGCAAGGCCGACGCAAAACGCGCCGCCGGTGCAATCCCGGCCCCGCTCCCACCAGGGCGAGGGCGCTCATGGGCCAAAACCCAAATCCAAAACAGGGAGGTTTCTACCATGGCGCAACCCAAAATCTATGCCGCAGTCCTGAACCACTTCGGCAGCCTGTCCGACCTTGCCGCCACGCTGGGGGCAACGGTTGTTGACGAGACCCTTTGCTTCTCCGGCCTGACGGGTCAGGCGGTTTCCGATCTCATGGAGCAGCACGGGCTTGATTACAACTATTCCGGCACCCCGGAGGCGGCCAAGGAAGCCGACCAATAACCCCACCACCCAAAACCAAGGAGGAAAAGCCATGTACGAACAGCAAAGCCTATTGACCGCCGATCTGGACGAGATCATTGACGCCACCGGCCACAACGACGCACAGCCCCAGGAGCAAGCCCAGAAAGCCCCCGCCGTCAAATATTACCCCATCGACGAGGAGACGGCCCGCCGGGCGCACGAGATGATGTCCATGCGAGACTACCCCGCAGGCCGCGCCACAAACGAATACCGGGCCAGCGTGGACAAAGCCGCCGCCCTGGTTGAGCGCTGCAAGGCCGCCACAAGTCCCTATTACCACGGCAAGCTGGACGCCCTACTTGACCGCTACGCCCGCCGCCTCGCCCAGTGGACGAACGACTACAACCGCAACGGCGCAAGCTGTCCCAGTATCCTTGTTTCCGGCGGCTCTAACTTCCCGGTGAAGAAAAAGCAGCGCCAGAACGCCCGCGAGGACAGCTTGTGGCAGGAATACAAAGAGATCGAGGCCATCTTGCACAAAATCAAAACCGTCGGCTCCGGCCCCGTCGATCTGGCCGACCCTCACGCCCGTGAAATGCTCACCGATCAGCTCCAGCAGTTACAAAACAGGTTGGACACCGGCAAGGCCATGAACGCCTACTACCGCAAGCACAAGACCTTGAAGGGCTTCCCTGGTATGAGCGATGAAACCGCCGCCCAAAATGACGCTGCCATCCAAAGCGCCTATTCCTGGGCGCAAAAGCCCATGCCTGACTATGAGCTTTCCAGCCTGCGGGGCAAGATCAAGCGGGTGGAAGCCCGCCTTGCCGAGCTGGACAGCCGAGCCGCCCAGCAGACACAGCCCGCCGAAAACACCAAATTTGACGGCGGCGAGATCGTCCGCAACCTGGAGGCCGACCGGCTCCAAATCCTCTTTGACGAAAAGCCCGACGAGGAGACCCGCGCCGCACTCAAATCCAACGGCTTCCGCTGGTCTCCCCGGTACAGCGCATGGCAGCGGCAGTTGACCCCCAACGCAGAGCAGGCCGCCCGCCGCGCCCTG